TTACAGGCCTGAGCTGAGTGACTCGATTGCAATGTCAAGGATGCGTTTATCTGCTCCGTTTTGAAGTTGGCCACTGCCGTTGATTGGTAGATAGGGTCGGGCTGGAAGTTGGATGCTATGGTTTCGGCCTGCGGAGCCACCCAAGTGGTGGATGGCCGCGTATGGTTTGTTGCTTCCGATACGTGCAAAGTCGTTGCCTACTTGTGTGGAGATGCTGGCTGCAAGTTGGCCGGTCAGTTGCAGAGTCTGGCCGCCTTGAGCTGCGCGTTGGCTCTGTTTCCATCTGTTGCCACCGAAACTTTCGCTTTCGAAGTTTTCTTCAGTTAATGAAGTCATTTCGGTCGCTATGGCTTTCATCATTTTGCGCGGATGACTTACGTTTTGTAGAAGCTGGCTCAAGCCACGATCTAGTGATGAAGTATCAAGATTAATTTCGAGCATATCTAACCTTTGATTAATTTTAGTACCCATGCCAAATCGACAGCAGATAATGAGGATTTGAATTTGCTGTTGGTCATCATGGTTTTTAAGGCTACGCGTGCAATATCGGGATGAACGGATTGTGCTTTTTGGACGGCCACGGAAGCCATGCGCGAGAGCATGGCTTTTCCTTGGTTGGCATTGAAGCCTGCGCTTGGGGCGACAAACTTTCCGTCAATTCGCAAGCCGGTGCGTTGGGCGTAGCGGGCTTCTCCGGTGTATTCGTTGCTACCGATGTCGACGGTTTGAGTCTCAAGTGTCGGGCTGGGTAGCACTTTATCCTTGCCTGCGGCTTTGGATAATGGGCGCACGCGGCAGCGGCAGCGGAAATCCAACGGCGGATACATGGTGTCCCAAACCGGGTCGGCTGCTGCATAGACACGTCCGTGCATTCTACGGTGGCTGTCACGGGTGCGGCTGTCGTTTATAGCGACGTATTGCCAATACGGGTGGGTATCGACAGAATCCATCATTTCAGCGTAGCGTCCGGCCATGTAGGCTGACTGCATATTGGTCAGGTAGATGGTTTTCAGGCGGTGCGGGCTACCGAGCTGAACAGTTTGGGCTTCTCCGGTGTCCGGATTGCTTGTTGTGGTGCGCCCCCACCAACCTTTGCTTTGCAATACCGGTGTAAGTGTTTTCTGAAACTGCTCCAGTGTTTGTCCGGTCTCTGCAGCTTTGACGACTGCGCGATAAATGTCGTTGGCAACGTCCATACCTGCGGTTTTGGCCACGGTAAAGGCGGTGGCGTGGGCGTCGTCCAGCATGTCCTGCCAGTCCCACGAAACGGCCACGCCTTTTTGCTTCAGATATTCGACTGCCGCTTCAGGCTTCATGCCGAAAATGGCTTTGATGTCTTCGGAATTCATGCCAACTCTCCACGCGCTTCAATACGACCGACCAAATCCGACAAAAAAATCACTCGTGCCAGCTCTTCTTGCAGGATGCTGTCGTCCATATTAGGGAAAGCTTCGGCCAATCGGTCAAGAATATTGTCTTGCGTTTCTCCTTTTTTGATTTCTGCCACCAGTGCGACCGTCAGTGCTTGTCCTTGCTCATTCAGACGGCCTGCATCGGGGGCAAGTGTGTCGATAATTAAACCGGCATCACTTTCGTCTCGGCTTTCTGCGAAATCGACCGGCCGATTTTTGCTGCTCATAAACTCACTGCGTTCGTTTTCAGACGGAATGGTCAGGATTTCAGCCGTTTCGATGATGTCGCCATCCTCTAAGCCATAGGTGCGTTTCCAATATTGAGGAGTGAATTTCACACCCGCACTGAACAGCATACTGTCACGCTCGGCACGCTCTTTCGTGCCTGCCTCCTCGTTTTCAAATAGCTCGAATTTCGGACAAGCCACATCGCCGAAATTCAGTTCCACCACCCATTCAATCAATTCGTTAAACGCCGCTTCAACAATACGGCGGTCGCCGTCACGGATATCGTCGGCAATTTCCAAGCCCGCGCTGGCACTGGCATGGTTGGTTTCTTTGTCGGTGGTTTGGTCTTGGCCAAGCAAGGCAATGTTGATGCCGGACTTGCACTCTTTCAGCAGCTTGTCGAATGCATCTACTGATGATGACTTGCCGCTGGCTTCGTGGATTTCGACACTGGAATCATTCGGAATCGTGCCGACCGAATTGCTTATTAAGGCTTCCAATGCATCGAGCAACTTTTCGGTGTCGCTATGAGTATTGGAGCGTGGCTCTTTGCCAATGAGCCAAGGTGCACCGTATTTTTCGGTGAAACTTACCCAAAATTTCATGCCGCCGCGTTTGAAAGTTACCAGCCAAAACACCAACCCCAAATCACCTAGGCCATAAGGGTTAAGATAGTCGTCCTCATGGCGCGGACACAGAAATTTATAAGGCGGTAGCGGCTCTTGGCTCAAGCCGTTTTCGGTAAAAACCAACTCACGCTCATCATTGAATCCGAACCATTCCTGCGGCTTGGCCACAATTTCAGACGGCAGCCATTGACTGCCTTTTTGCCAGATAATTTCGATAGGTTGATAGCCGAAAAATGAGGCATTCATGATGTCTTTGCAGATCTTATAAACATCAACATCAGCGGCCAGCCAATTTTCGACAAAATCCAATACACGATCTTCGACCTCATCGCCGCTGAGTTTCCAATCCAGCCGTGCCACAGCGGCTTTGCGGCGGCGCACGAAGCTGCCGACTAGCTCGTCGCGCAACAATTCTCGGTAAACATAGATTTGCTTGCCCATCTTGCGCAGAATCGGGTCAGGATTAGGCAACCAACCGCCGAAACCGCCTAAAAATTGGCGTGAGACGGCGATATGGCCGGTCAGATCATCGGGTTTGAAGGTGATGTTGCCATGATTGGTTTTGAGTTTGAAATGCGGTTTTTTCATGGGATTCTCTTTTCAGACGGCCTAAAAGCCATGCGTTGTTCTGCTAATTCGACGCACGCGGCGGCTGGCCACGCGTACCGGTCCGGCATTGAGTTCGCGGCTGGCGTAATGGGCAAGGACAAAGGCAATCGCTGCGTCGCCGTGGCGTTTTTTGCCGTCTTGACCTTTGGTTCGGGTGTCCGGAATACGAGGCACGCCTTTGACTAATTCGAACGCACGTAAATCGGTGAGGATGTCTTCATCTCGCGGTAGGCCGTCGAGTGTGCCGTCTTCGAGGGAGGCTTTGAACGGAGCGGTATGGGTGCGGTACCAGTTTTCCGACAGCATCACTGCTTCCACCACTTCTGCGCCGAACGCATCGCGCATGGCTTCGGCCAAAGATTGACCGTTGCCTCGCGCATCCAAGGCCGCGCCGCGCAGATTGGGTAGCTTGGCCAACAGGTGCTGCATAATTTGCTCCTGCTGGGCAAACGGCATATTGCCCAGCTCCAAAACAAACGGCGGTTTTAAAATCAGGTCTTTGCTTTGTAAGAGCGGCACAATCACGGTGCGGTCGCCCGAGCGGGCAAAGTCTTCGCCTACAAAAGAAACGAGGGTTTTGTCCAAACCGTCGAGCAGCGGCTGCAGGGTATCGGCTATCCAGTCCGCCACTTCGGCAGCGCGGCGCGGTTCGGGCAGCAGGCCGAAATCGTCGGTCTGGTCGTAGCGGATAACCGGCGTGTATGGGGTCATACGGCTTTCAATTAAGGCACGGTTCAACCATTTACCGCCGCCGTTTTTCGGGATACAGTCCAACTCTTCGCTGGCATCTTCGCCGTAGAAATCGCGGATTTCCTTACACCACACCGCTTCGCCTTCGGGTGTCCACTCTTTACCCAAACGCAGGCAGATTCGGCGGTACAGACCTTGCTCTACCGCTTCGTCAAAGGTAATGCGGTGGATGGAATAAGGTTTTTTCCCTGCGCGTACATCGTTAATTAACTCGTTGAACGGATTGTCTACGCCGTCATGCGTAGAGATGATATGCACCTGGCCGCCCCACATCAGCAAGGCCATTGCCGCTTTAAGCAATTCGCCGAGCTGTTCGTGGAACGCTGCTTCATCAATAATCACGCGGCCTTGTTTACCGCGCAGGTTGGACGGCCGGCTGGATAAGGCGGTAATGCGAAAGCCGGAAGCAAAGCGGATAACGAAGGCTAACACGGCCTGGCGGTCGTCGCCTTCGACAAACACTTCCTCGGTTTCTTCGATTTCACCTGCCGCCAGCTGGTAATGCTTCGCCCAGCCTGCACAGTCGCGGATAAACTCCAAGGCCATGTCTTTGTTATAGCCGATGTACCATGCGTCCATGCCTTTAGCGGATGCGGCCAGCAAGGCGGTATCGGCAGCTTCTCCCCAGCTCAAACCGATACGGCGCGATTTTTCGCACAGCTTCACAGGCGACTGGTCGGCGCACCAAGCCTGCTGATACGGCAATAAGACCGTAGGGGTACGGTCTTCTGATGGGCGGGTATTTCGGATTTCAGACGGCGTCATGATGCAATCCCTAAAATATGCTTGCGGATAGCCTCGACCGATTCTTCAGACAAGCCGCCTTTCTTAGCCTGCTTGGCCACATCTTCGGCGGCTGCCTGTACTTTGGCTTTGACCTTTGCCTGATACTCTTTCAGGCGCGTGCTGGCGGAAATCAGGCCGCTAATTTTCTTCGCACCCTCGGCCATCACGCCGAAACGGTCGAGCGCGTTTAATTCTTCGCTGTCCATTTCGCCTATGGCTACCAAAGCGTCGAACAGTTCGGTTTGCAGCATGGCCATCAGGGCTTCGGAGCGGGTATCCCCTTCATCGGCCGCGCCTTCGGCAATCAGTCGCGCGGCTTCGGTGCTGGATTTGATGGCGGCGAAACGACGTTGCACTTTTTGGCCGTAACGGTGTGCGGCTGAACGGCTGATTTCATAGCCTTGGTCTTGCAGCCATTCGGCAATGGCTTGGTAGTCTGAAAAACCGTTTTCTACCAGCTTCCGTTCAAATTCATGTCGGACGGCTTCGGGGAGTTTTTCAATACTGCTGCGTTGCGCCATGCCTAGCTCCATACTTTCTCAGGCCGTGCAATACCGGCACGACACTCCACCGTATATTCGGCAATATCGACACCTAAACTGGTCAAGTCGGCAAACCACAGGCCGTGCGGGGCTTTATTGAGGTCTACCATTTTGCGGTCAGCCAGATAATCAAGTTGTTGGCGCAGCTCTAATGCGGTGGTTTGCGGGTAAATCGCGTTCATGATGTCCAACAAGAAGGTTTCGCTTGTCGTGTGCGGTCGGGCTTTATTAAGGGTGTTGATAATGTTCCAACGCATACCTTCGCGCCGTTGTTTGGCGATCAGTTCCTGGCTAATCATTTTTTTACGCTTTCCATTTTGTAGATTTCAGTGAGTTTCTCGGCGACGTTGTCGAGCTTGGCTTCGAGGACGACCTGATTGCGGATGTAGTCTTCCCGCAAAACATAGGTTAGAGGCAGTCCGGCGTTGAATTCCGCCAGTTTGTTTTCCATAATTTCGACTTTGCCTTGCAAGCGTTCTTGCTGTTTTTGGCGTTCATCCTGCTGCTCGCGGAATTGCGCCAGCAGCATTTTGCCGAAGGTGAAACAGATGCCGAGGAATGAGAGTAAAAAGCCGACAAGTTGCCAAAACTCGATGTGAATAAAGGTTTTTTCCATTTTTAAGGCCATCCGTGTTCAAAATATTCTTGGCAGACAACGCAGCGCGTACAGCCTTTGACTGCCTGTTGTCTTGCTTTTGGTATCGGCGCACCGCAATCTTCACAATGACTGAGGCTGGCGGTGGTTTCAGATGGCGGTTGATGCTTTGCCAGGGATGCTGCGAGAAAGATGGCTTCGCGTTCGGATGCGCGGTCGGCAAAATCAGTCATTTTTCAGACGGCCTTTCTTGTACCATGTCTGCCAGCCAGAAATTTGTTTTTCCAGTTTTTGGCAGTATTCGCCATAGCGGACGGCGTGGTTTAAAAGTTGTTCGGGAGAGCCGCCACTCAGACGCTCGGGGCGTTCGTGAACGAGCAGCAGCTCGGAAGAGACGGGGGGGATTTCCGCTACGGTAACGGTTTTAATCGTGGCCGAGGGCACGGTTGTAGAGTTGCACGCTGTTAGTGCCAAGGCCGTTAAAACGGTTGCCGTCTTTTTGTACAGTTTCATCAATCTGCTTCTCCAATTGAGCCGCTTGGCGGCCGATTTGTTGATAGGCGGTTGCCAAATCGCGGCTTTGTGCTTGTGCGAAATCAAACCAACGCTGTTTTTCTTCATTAGCCGCTTTGAGCTTTTCGGTATAGAGCTGCTCGGCGACCAAGGCTGAAGCCTGATAAGTAGCAATGACTTCGGCTTTTTCAGCTTCCGCCTTCTTTGCTGAGGACTTATAGCCGCAGAAATAAATCGTTGGTACTGCACCTGCTATCAGCAAAATCTGAATCAGGGTCTGCCAAATAGGGTTAAGCGTTTTCCACATCGTCTTTTCCTTTATGGATTTCAGCGACCTGCGGAATCGCCGCGATGCCGCGTTTGATTAATGCATACCCGCCGACCAATGCGCCATAAGCCCACCAGAGCCATTCCGGTGCATCCGCTGTTTGCGAGAACTTATAGGTCATAGAGGCGGCTGCCACGTTTGCCCATAGTTTGGTATGGCTGATTTTCCCTGTGGCCGGATTAGATACCAAGCCGCCCAACCATTTGAAAAAGGCGGTTATTTGCGACGCTTTTTTTTGGCTGCGCGTTTCGCGGCGGCTACCCCGCTCTTGCGGTGGGCTTGAGTCCAACACCCCTGAGTCGGCATGGCGTAGCGAATGCCCAGGTCGCTGTGGCTGAAATCGGGCAGCATGGCTGCGGTCATTAGGGCGATGAGTGACTTTTTTGACATGGTTTGTCTCCCTTTAATCGGTGTTATCTGCGGACGCATGAATCAGGTTTTGTGCCACGCGGCGAATCCAGCCTTTGCCAAATGATGTGAACGTGCCGAGCTTGGTATAAAACACCAAACGTTCGGCATTGAAACGGAGCAGGAGGTCATTTTCAGGAAGTGAATTGATGGCTTTGAGGCTGACTGCTCCGATAACGCCGTCGTCCGGCACGCCTGCGGCGCGTTGCAGCATACGGGCAGCATTGCCATGACCGTGATTGATGCAGGCATCGAAGAATTGGAATGCAACCGCTTCCGGCATTTGATCGGCGTGATAGCGTTCCCAAAATGCTTGACGGTAAATGCCGATCGCCTGTTCGCGCGTCATAGCACGCATGGAGCCGTTGTAGCCGTTTGCCTGTGCGGTACGCTTGGTGATGCCCCAGTTGGTTTCGCCGCCAGGGTCTTTGGGATGATTGACATAGCCACCCTCGTGTGAGAGGACGCGCTCAATGAATTGATTGAATTTGGTGGACATAAAAAATCCCTGTATTGAGGTTGAAATCAATACAGGGATTTTAGGAAAGGTCGTTTGAATGGGCTTTTAAAGGGGGTTAAAACTCAAGTTTCAACTAATCTGATTAAATGAATTTCAAATGGCGTAGGAATTTTATCTTTTCCTTGTGGCTTATAGAAAATCTCAACATCAGCACGAAATTCAAATTTTCCATCAATGTCTTCATGTGAAATATCTTCGCCGAATGATAATTTTACTCTCCTAGTAATACGGGGAGGCATGACTGCTTCCCAGCCATTATCACCATCCCTATTGATTTTCCTAACATCTAAAGTTACATCGTAGAGAATTTGAGATGACAATTCTGATTCAATATTGATTGAACTTGGTGCTGATTTTATAAATTCACTACTCAAATATGGTGAATCCAGATCTTTACCACCGAACGCAATTTCTGCATTTTCTTCTTTGGCAGGTTTAATTACACCGACAGCTTCTTTTGCAACTGATTTTGGTGCGCCTATCGAGGCTTGAATTAATTTAACAAATTGTTCAGGTGATTTATTTACCACATCAGAACCAATTTGAATAATTGTATTGTCTTTAATTTCTACATTATAAGAATCTTTTGAAGTGTCCCCTTTGGCCCAAGCGATTGCCTTGTAAATACCAAAAGCAATCACACTGCCAATCAAAACACTGCCTATGGTTTCCAATGGGTTTTCCTTTGCCAAGCTATTGATATACTCTCCAAATTTTAGCATCTCTTCTTTGTTTTTAAATACGACAGAAACAAAAAAATCCTCCCAGATACTCCCTGCTTGAATCTCATTAACCAATAGCTCAGTTCGAAGAACTTCTACACCAGACAGTTTCCCCAACATTCTAGGCATACGTATTGTCAATTTTTCAAGTGATTGCAATGAGACAATCAGCTCATCAATTTTGATAGGGGTTGTTGTTCGAAAATATAAATTTACTGGTAGCGAATAAACATATTCTTCCTCATCTACGATAGAAGTACTTTTATCAATCATTGTTTCCCTTTCTTTTGCTCTACTTAAGTTATATGAAATTACAGATGCTATTCAATTTATTCAGCCTTAGCCGTCAAAACCACGCTCGGTAAATTGGTAACAGTGACTTTATAAGCAATCCCACCACGCGCCCATTCTCGGGTTGGCTCTTTTTGAGCATTATGGCTGTCAATCGCCATTTTGATTTGGTCGCCGGTATCACGCAGCAATGTGCGGTCTTCCGGGGCGGTTGCCGCAATCAAGGCTGCGGCAGCTTTGGACAGTTTTTCCGCTTTTTGAGGCACTGCATCTGTATTCCAAACTACTCGGACGGCAGTAATTTTGTCGGCTTTATCGGTATCAACGGTTAATGTAAGGCCGTCTGAAAAGTCATGCAGCAGATTCTTCCCTTCCGCATTATTGGTTGGGGATACATGTTCAGGCAGGGTCAGCCCGGTTTTTTGGTCGGCAAGCCCTTTATTGGCTGCTGATTGATAGTCGGTATAGCTTACCGGCATGGTTTTTAATTCGGATTGTGCCTGCTCTTGAGGTTGGGCAGATGCCGGTTGTTCTTCAGCTTGGCCGCCACACGCAGACAAGGCAACTAAAACCGATAGTGTAAGTAAGATTTTTTTCATGAGTTTCCCTTGGGTTGATTGGTTTATTTCTTATGCTTTTTCGGACATTTCTTACCGTTGCCGCCGGGGTTGCAGTCGCAGGCTTTCCCATCACCATCACGATCTAAACTTTTCCAGCCCGGCTTCTTGGCCAAATAATACTTTTGCGCGGCTTGGTGTGTCGGGAAATCTTTGCATTTGGCTGCAGCAACAGCCTGATGCGGTATCAGCAGGCACAAAACCGGCAACAATGCTGCAAAATAAGTTTTCTTCATAAGTTTTCCTTTGTTATGTCAGGTCTTTTGAGATTTGAACCACTTGGCCGATGACCTGAATATCGGGGTGGTCGTCGAGGTTAAGCTGCATAGGCGCATAAGTTGGATTGTCGGAAATCAGCGAGAGCGAGCCGTCGATTTGGCGTTGGATACGTTTGACCCACAGTACATCGCTGCTGCGGATAACATAAATCTGGCCGTCGCGCGGGTTGTTTTTACTGGTGTCGACCAACAGCGTGTCTTTGCTGTTGATGGTCGGCTCCATGCTGTCGCCGCGTGCCACCACGCAGTTGAGGTCTTTGGCGAACAGGCCGCATGATTTGAGCCAGTCTTTGCGGAACGCTAAGTGCATGGCCGGTTCGGTTGCGCCATAGGCGGCTGCACCGTTGCCTGCAGACACTTCAACATCAAACATCGGGACGTAGTCGTATTCATGTTCTTCGGAATAATTCTTTTGCTCATCTGGATTTTTAGAAGAACTATTCTTTCCTGTAATCAACCAATTTGCGTCAATATCAAAAGTTGTCAGGATTTTTTCTACCATATCAAATGGCGGACGTTGTTTTCCGCTTAAAACATCATTCACACGCGACAGTTTTTCATCAATCGCTTCAGCAAATTCTGCAATTGTCAGGTCTTTATCGCTTATCAACTTGCGAATATTTCCAGTAAAAATCAAACTCATAGAATTAATCTCGAAAAATATCCTAGAAATAATCTTGCATTATGGAAATAATCCAGTTAATATTTATCCAATATTTAAGCAAGATTGTTTAAATCTTTAAATATTCAACATTCTATCACGAGATGGAAATAGGAGATATTCCGTGAATGCAGAAAAAGTGAAGGAAGGTTTCCGCAAACGAGGCGAAACCATCAAATCTTGGTGCGACGAGCGCGGCTATGACCCGACATATGTGTCGCGGATTTTAAACGGCACGATTAAAGCCAATCGCGGCAAAGCGCATGAAATCGCAGTGGAGCTGGGGATCAAGGCCAAATCGGAAGCAGAGAAACGGAGCGCGTGATGAGTGCCAAAGGCGTACGACTTTTGAAAGTCTTTAAGGCATTGGAAGCCCATCCGATTATCGGCATCAGCAACAAGGAAATTTCAGACGGCCTCGGTATTTCGCCGGTACATGTCAGCCGGGACTTGGAAGACCTGATTGCGGAGGGTTTGGTGGTCAAGCTGGATAACGGCAATTTTGCTTACAGCATCAGGACGCTGCAAATCGCCGAGCGGTTCAGACGGCAGCAGGAACGGCTGCAAAGCAAGATTGCCGAAGTCGGTAGACGGGTTGATGTGGATTAACTGATTTGAAATCTCTCCCGCCAGCGGGAAAGATTGGAGCGAAGACATGAACAATGAAGTTGAAGTAATTGATGTGGTGGCGCAGCAAAACCACCAAGCTGCATACAGTGTGATGGTAATGGAGCAATGGGGTAATGGCGAGGTATACAGCGAAGAACGCTGGATTGAGCGGGGACGACAAGCGGTACGGCAGACGATGGAAGGTATGTTTGAACTGGGACGTGCGCTGATTGTTTTAAAAGAGCATACAGAATATCGACGATTTAGCCAAATTGTGCAGGATGAGTTTGGTATAGGAAAAAGTGAGTCAGCTCGCTTAATGTCGGCCACTCGCCGTTTCGCAACCCCGCAAATGCAAAAAGCACAAGCCAAATTGATGGATTTGGGTAAATCAAAGTTGTTGGAGTTGCTTGTGGAAGACGATGTTACTTTGGTTGAACTGGCCGAAGGCGGCGACATCAACGGCCACACATTGGACGACATCGACCGCATGACCCGCAACGAATTGCGCGCCGCCCTGCGCGAGAGCCGCGAAACGGCGGAAGCGAAAGACAAAGTTATCGCAGATAAAAACAAAAAAGTCGATGAGCTGGCCGAAAAGCTGGCCAAGAAGCAGACGGGTGTGAAAGAGCCAAAAGCAGAAGATGTGGGCAGTGAACTGACTATGCGCTTATCCAGCCTTGAAGTGGGTATCCGCTCGGAGGTGAGTCGTCTGAAAGATTTGTTTGACCAGCTCAATGCCCACAGTGAGGCGCACGGGATTAGTCATCAGGCAAAAATGGTCGGGGTGTTGAATCAGATTATTTTGGATTGCAACGGCATCCGCGAGAGCTACGCTCTACCGATGGAAGCCCCTCAAGATGAGACGCCGGAGTGGTTGGGAGAGTAAATCATGAACGCCGGATTGGTAGAAAGACTGACTGAAATCGAGGCTCAAGCTGCTTTGCTTGGACGGGGAGAACGGTCGGAGTATCTGAAACGGTCGGCACAGGATTTAGGGGTATCGCTCGCTACGCTCTATCGGAAATTGGAGTCTGTGAGTGTTAAGCCGAGCCGAAAACGGCGAAGCGATGCCGGTAAAACGGAACTGAAGCTGGAAGAAGCCAAACTGATTTCGGCTGTACTGGTGGAGGCCATGAGGCGCAACGGCAAGCGGTTGATGTCGGTCAAGCAAGCAGTGGAGATGCTGCGAGCCAACGGCAAAATCGAGGCGGCGCGGATTGATGAGGAAACGGGGGAAGTAAGTCCTCTTGCTGAAAACACCATTACCCGGGCTTTACGAGAGTACAAGCTACATCCCGACCAATTACTTCAGCCTGATCCTGTCAGCCGTATGAAATCTGAACATCCGAATCATTGCTGGCAAATCGACCCTAGTTTGTGTGTTTTGTATTACCTGCCGCGACACGGCAAGGATACGGGGCTTAGGGTGATGAAAGAGGAGGAATTCTACAAAAACAAACCTAAAAATGTTGTGAAGATTGAGCAAGACCGCGTGTGGCGTTACACCGGCACCGACCATGCCAGTGGAACGATTATCGCCCGGTACTACTTCGGTGGCGAGACGAGTGCGAACTTGTGCGATTTCTTCATCTTCATGATGCAAGCCAAGGAGGATGTACATAAGGACCCTATACGCGGTGTGCCGCGCATGGTCATGCTTGACCCGGGAAGTGCGAATACGTCGTCTGCTTTTAAAACGCTGTGCAAGTCGCTTGATGTGCATGTGCAGATCAATAAACCCGGCAACCCCCGTGCCAAAGGTCAGGTAGAGAAAGCCAATGACATTGTGGAAACATCTTTTGAAAGCGGTTTGCGCTTTACTGAGGTGCACGATATCGACCAACTGAATGCCCTGGCAGAGCGTTGGATGCGTTACTACAACGGTACGCAGATTCACAGCCGTCACGGTATGACCCGCTATCAGGCGTGGAACAAAATCAAACCGGAGCAGCTGATCCTGCCGCCTCCTGCGGAATATTGCCGAGAGCTGGCAATCAGTGCGCCAAAAGAAGCCAAGGTATCGGCTGATTTGGAAATACGCTTCGGCGGTCGTTTCTACAGTGTGAAAGCCATTCAGGGCATATTGGTTGGGCAGAAGGTTTTAGTAGCCAAAAACCCTTGGGAAGAGAACGGAGCGCGAGTAGCAACGTTTGATGCAGACGGCCGCGAAACATGGGTGGCTGTGCCGGAAGTGGTGTTTGACGATATGGGCTTCAGAGCCGATTCGGCAGTCATCGGTGAGGAGTACAAGGCACCGGGAAATACTGCTACCCAGCAACATGCGAAGGAACTCGACAAGATGGCTATGGGTGCGGAAACGCTGGAACAGGCAGCAGCCAATCGAAAAGGCAAGGCTGTACCGTTCGGTGGATCTATAGATCCATTCAAGCACCAAGAAGATACGCTCGCTACACGCAATACGCTCTATTTGGATCGTGGCGGCCAGCAGATGGAATACAACCGGATGGAAGTCGCCGAGCAGGTATTGAGCAAGGTGGAAATAGCGAAGCTGTTGAAGCCGCGTATCGAAGCCGAAGGTGGCGACTGGAAACAGGCTGTTGCGCTCATTACCAAACACTACCCAGGCGGTGTGGCCGCCAGTCAGTTGGAAGCGGTTTTTGACAAGCTGAAAACGGTAGGCCGTCTGAAATTACATAAAACCGGTTAGGCAAATGCGACGACGTCGTCGCATTTGCGGAAAGGAAACGATGAAACAAAGTTTTCAAAAAATCGGCAAATCCTATGCCGCCGTCGCAGCCGAAATCGGATGCAGCAAGCCAATGCTGGTAGCGGTAGTCAATCACGGGCAATGGCCGAAAAAAAACGCAGCCGAGCTGCGAAGGAAATTGAAACAATTTTTTGAAAAGAATGGTGCGGAAATCCCAGCGAGCCTGAGAAACGAGCCGGAAACCGCACCTGCCCAAGCAACTTACGAAGACAAGGACAATGAGATGTTACTACGAAAAGCAACCCTGAACCAAGCCGCAAAACAGCATTTTGGATTATTCCGCGACCCGTTCAACGATGAAATCCAGTCGGCAGACGATGTGTATATGACGTCAGATGTGCGTTATGTACGTGAGGCAATGTTTCAGACGGCCTGTCATGGCGGTTTTGTGGCGGTGGTCGGTGAAAGCGGCGCGGGTAAATCTACACTGCGCGAAGACCTGCAAGACCGTATCAACCGCGAAGGCCGTCAGATTGTGTTGATTGAGCCTTATGTGTTGGCAATGGAAGACAACGACCAAAAGGGCAAGACACTCAAAGCGGTACATATTGCCGAAGCCATTTTGGAGGCGGTGTCGCCGGGAACCAGCCCGAAACGCAGCCCGGAAGCACGTTTCCGCCAAATCCACCGCGCTTTGTCGGAAAGCGCGAAAGCAGGCAACAAACACCTGCTTTTGATTGAAGAGGCGCACGGTCTGCCGCTGCCGACCCTGAAACATCTGAAACGCTTTTTTGAGCTGAAAAACGGCTTTGAACGCCTGCTCGGGATTGTCTTAATCGGTCAGACGGAGTTGGCACAAAAACTCAGCGAAAACAATCCTGCGGTGCGCGAGGTGGTGCAACGCTGCGAGGTGGTTACGCTCTTGCCGCTGACCGATGGCAAGCTGGAAGGCTATCTCAAGCACAAATTTGACCGCGTCAATGCGGACATGGCGAAGATTTTAGACAAAAGCGCGATTGATGCGGTTGCCGAGCGTCTGACAGTCAAAAGCCGCACGAGCAAGGGATTGGAAACCAACAGCCTGCTCTATCCGCTGGCGGTCAACAACTTGGTGGCGGCAGCGATGAATCAGGCGGCGGAGCTTGGTTTTGAGATGGTTGACGGCGATGTGGTACGGGGGGTGTGAGATGGATAACAAATTCGGAAAATTTATTGAACCCAATCACTCTGAGATTGAGATAGCCTTACTGTTTAGCACAGAGGTAGCTACCGGGAAGGTCGGCAGCATGGAATACACGATGGAAATCTCTTCGACATGTGAGCCGATGGTCGTCAGTAAAGCTACTGGGAAGCGGTTTGTATTGGCTTGGCAGGACATAGTGGATTTAGCCGTTCTGGCCGGTATCAACGAATCTGAAGAGTCTGAATAATAAAGGGGAAATCATGAAAAAAGATGAAATCGAATTTGCCATTGTAATTGTGCTGCTGTCCATCGTCGTGGCCATACAGGCAATGCTGACCGAACCTTGCCGCCAAAAACAGCCTATGCAGATCAACGTCTATGACAGGGGGCAGTACAAATGAGGGGTTTATGGATACTGACCGCCATGCTTGCCGCCTGCCAGCCGGTCGCGGCAACGGCAGAACAAAGGGATGCTCTGGAAGCTGATAAAAACTGGGAAGCAGTTTACGGCGGGATGAGCGAGACAGACAAAATAACAGGCGTGGTCTTGGAGCCCGCGGGAGCAGAAAAATGAACAGGGATTACAGCAAAATAAAAGTATCGGTTTGGCGGGAGAAAGGCGGTCATCTTGCCGCCGAGCTGACAACGGTATCGGGTCAGTTTGTGATGATGTATGTGTCGTCACAACTATCGGATGAAGTTGAGGATGTGGTTCAGACGGCATTGCGGTGCTTGAGCTGTAAGGATTTGGAGGCGGCGCGATGACAATTTATCTAAATATCGCCCGCGACGGCATTATCAAGATTACTCAGGATGCTGCTTTAGGTAACCAAGAAGGCGATACAGATTACCTGAGTAAAGAGCTGAATGAGGGCTGTACGCTTGAGGAGGCTTATGCGGTTGTCGCCGCAAATACATCTTGGAAAAACGGGTTGTTTTATTTCCCTCCGGTGGATGTAGAAGATGTAGATCGGGCATGTGATGCAGCTATTGATTTTTCCGACTTGGTTTACTGCAGCCTTAAAAGTCTGATGGAGGCGAGAACATGAAAGTACGCTGCCCTACCTGCGGTGCGGTGATGAGCTTGGATGTATTAATCGCCCATGACGATGCCCGCGAAGCCCTGATTGCCCTGACCGGCATTTCAGACGACCTTTTTAAAGCGGTATTGCGGTATCTGACGCTGTTTCGCCCCGCCGAAAAGGATTTAAGTTTTAACCGTGTTTCAAAGCTTGTCGGCGAGATTGCACCGATGATACGGGACGGCAAGATTGTCCGTAACCGTAAAACTTACCCTGCGCCGCGCGAGGCTTGGATTTGGGCGGCAACGCGATGCCTTGAGGCACGGGACGCGGGAAAGTTGACGCCGCCGCTGACCAGCCACGGTTATTTGTTGGAAAACATCACGTTTTGGTCGCCTGAAAAGACGGCGGTAACGGTGGTTTTGCCCTCTCCCCAACCCTCTCCCACGGGAGAGGGGGTAAGTACCAAATTGAGGAGCGGTTTGGGCGGTTTGATGGAGTGGTCGAATGGAGGACAACAATAGCTGGCTTAAAAAAGCAATCGCGCAGGGTTTTATGATGCTCGCCGCCCTAAACCTCAAAGGCCGCCCCGCCTCGGCGGATTTGACGGCAGTCGCCGAACTTTGGTTGGGCATACTGAGCGGCCGGTCGTGGCAACCGGAACAGGACGGAATCAGGATACAGGCAGCCTTTATGGCTATCGCGGCATCCTCGTCAGAGTGGCCAAACCCTGCCGACCTTATCAAACACCTGCCGCCGCCCGAAATCAGGATGGTGCCGAAGCTGGAAAAGAAGCACCGTACGACCGAATACGGCAAGGCGCAGGCCGCCAAACTCAAACAGACACTCAGCCTGCTGGAAAGCTCCCCTTGCATGAACAGGGATTGGATACACGGGCCACGCCACCGGTCGGTGGATGAGTGTAAAAGGATTAATGCCGAAAGGCAGAAAGGTAAATGAAAAAAATGGAAAATGGAATTTGGCCGAGTAATCCACGCATATCAGACTTAATCAGGCGATTGGAAGACTTGAAGGCAGAGCATGGCAACTTGCCAATAACTCACGAACCCCTGCGGGGTGGAGTTGTGTATGCAGATGTAAGTGAATTTAAAGTTGCCTATGTTAGACCTAAAGAAAAACGTGAACGAACATGGTCTTACCGTATCGGAGCAGCCCAAGAAGGCGATTTGAAGGTAGTAAAAGTTTAAAGGAAAAAAGATGAATATTGATAAAACCCAATACAAACAGGATGCCAAAGGCAATCTCGTGCCGCTGGCCAATATTAAAGAAATCGACCTGCTGCGAGACGAGCTGGTGCTGGAAATTGCTGCCAAAGCGCGCGCGGTGCAGGATGACTTAATCACTTTCAAACGCGAGGCGATGGACGATATTGCCGCGTTTGTGCAGTTGAGTGCCGACCGTTACGACGTGAATGTCGGCGGCAAGAAAGGCAATATCAGCCTGCACAGCTTCGACGGCGCGTACCGCGTCAACCTTGCCATGCAGGACACGCTGGTATTTGACGAAGGTTTGATTGCCGCCAAAGCCTTGATTGATGAGTGTATCAACGAATGGACGGAAGGCAGCCGCACGGAATTGAAAACGCTGATTAACGCGGCCTTCCAAGTGGATAAAGAAGGCAATATCAGCACCGCCCGCGTACTCGGACTGCGCCGCCTGCAAATCACCGACGAAAAATGGCAACGGGCGATGGATGCGCTCTCCGACAGTTTGCAGGTGCATATCAGCAAGCCGTTTGTGCGGGTGTATCAGCGCGGCGAGGATGGGGAGTATCAGTTGATGAATTTGGATGTGGCGAAGGTGTGAACATGGAGAAAGGAGCTAATTTATGCAAGGATAAAAAAGATGCCACCTTAACATTGCATTTAAAAGCAGATAGTGGTTACTCAAGTTATGTTGAATATCGTGTCAGCCCGAATCAATGGGCAGAAATATTGAAAATTTTGGAGGGAAAAAACAATGGCTAAAGTCATTATCACTATTGAGGATACAGAAAACGGTTTATTCGAAATTGGTATTGAAGGTTTGACTAGTGAAAAAAAACCATCTCCGGCCATCCTGGTGGGTCATGCGGTAACAAGCATGTTGCGAAAGCGGCAAAAATCAATCCATGAAAATTTTGTCGGTCAAATTTTAGATGCCTGTCAAGATTAAAAGACATCTGAAACTATAAATTCATAAACCGAGCGGCACGGTCTGCCGCATTTAAATCTTAAATAGGAGTCAAAAAGTGAATAAATCCGAATTAATCCAAGCCATCGCCGATGAGGCAGAATTGAGCAAACGCGATGCGGCGGAATTTGCCGATGCGTTTGTCAGCGTGGTAACGCAGACGCTGAAGGACGGCAAAGACGTTACGTTGGTCGGCTTTGGTTCGTTCCACACCGCCCAATCTGCCGAGCGTAAAGGCCGCAATCCGAAAACGGGCGAACCGCTGATCATCGCTGCACGTAAAACGCCTAAATTCCGCCCTGGAAAGGCGTTGAAAAAAGCAGTCAATCCATAGCCAGGCTATAAAAAAAGGCCGTCTGAAAGTTTCAGACAGCCTTTTTTATTTGCCAAATGACTACCGGCAAATGTAGAATCAGGCATAATATATTGATTTATTTAAATATATGAAACAGCGTTTCAGTATGTGAAAAGAAAGGATTAGCATGGAAACGGCAAAAGCGAAAAAACAGCGTTTAATCCGTCTGATTCACGTCGGTAAAACGCAGTTGATGATGGCCGATAGCGAGTACCGTACGCTATTGGCCAATATTTCGCGCGGGAAAACGAGCAGCACTAAGTTGTCGGTCGATGAGTTAGAACTGGTGGTAACGGCTCTGAAGGCGCGTGGTTTTGTAGTAACGACAAAAGCGCAGGCTAAAAGTGACAAGCCGGATATTAAAGTCCGGCCTGCCCATCCTGCGGTTGATGGCCAAATTAAAAAAATACGTGCGTTATGGCTTGAGCTACACGGTATCGGTGCAGTAAGAAATCCGTCCGAGCTGGCTTTGGGCAGGTTTGTAAAGCGTATGGTCGGCGTTGATTATCATGGCTGGCTTGATATTGATAATGCACAGAAGGTCATTGAACACTTGAAACAATGGTTGTTACGCGAGGAAAGAAAACTGGAGGTGTTAAGTGGCTGATGAACGCGTACCCGAGCTGGTAACCGATTTGGAAGACCAGATGTCTGCCTGTTTATGTTCTGAGCTGCCGATGTTGGATAAAACTCAGGCGAAGGTGGTAAGTAAGAAGGTGGCAAGATTCATTACGGACAACTGGGGAGGCCAATTGATTTATATTCCGAAGAACCATATCGGCAAGGTATCGGAAAGAGACCAACAGGTATATCGGGAATTTAATGGTAAGAATCATGCGGCATTATCCAAGAAATTTGATTTAACTGTTCAACAAATCTATCGCATTGTGAAAGCAGTCGGAGATGCGGAAAGGTCGAAAAGACAGACTGATTTATTTGGATAAGTCTCGTAATAAAACGGAATGGCGGTCAGGTTTTATCCTGACCGCTTTTATATTGCGTTTCTCGTCTTAGTCGGGGGTTTGCCTACCCTGAGCCATAAACTCGCTAAAAATGCCGTTTTTGCGCATTTTGAGGAAAACATGTTTTAAACCGCATTAAAAGCCGTTTCAGACGGCCTTTGTCAAAATAGCCTCATCAATCCGATGGGGCTTTTTTTGTGAAAAAGTTGTTTGAAATTTTTAAATCCGGCACGCGTACTGACAATAACGGCCGAAAAGTGACGATTACCGATGCGGATGTGGCTCAGGCAGCTGCGGCTTATGACCCAAAGCTGCATGAAGCACCACTGGTTATCGGTCATCCGAAGACCAATGCTCCGGCCTATGGCTGGGTGGGAAGTCTGCAAGCTGATGGTGGTGTGCTGTCGGCCGATTTTGCGCAAATGGACGATGATTTTGTCAGTCTTGTACAAAGCGGCCGTTACAAAAAAGTGTCGGCCAGTTTCTATCCGCCCGACAGCCCGAGTAATCCGAAGCCAGGCTCTTGGTATCTGCGCCATGTCGGTTTTCTCGGTGCGCAACCACCTGCGGTAAAAGGTTTATCCGCCATTAATTTTGCTGAAGACGATGAGTATGTCGAGTTTTCCGAATATGCGCACCGCCGCACGGCCTTGATTTTCCGTCGTCTGCGTGAGTGGCTGATTGAGCAGTACGACGCGGCCACCGCCGATAAAGTCGTTGCCGATTGGGAAATTCGCGACATTGAAGAATCGGCAGACTGGCAGCCCGAACCGTCCACACCGGCATTTGCCGACCCTGTAACCCCAAACGAATCTCAAACCCATGAAAACAAGGAGACCTCTATGTCGCCCGAAGAACAACTGGCAGCCGAAAAAGCCGCCCGTGAACAAGCCGAAGCTAAGGCAGCCGCTGCGGAAGCAGAACTGAAACGCTTGCAAGACGAGCAAGACCAAGCCTTGCGTGAAGGTCAACATGATCAGAATGCCGAATTTGCCGAAGCCTTGGTAAAAGAAGGCCGTCTGAAACCCGCTGATAAGGATTTGGTGGTGCAGGTATTGGACTTCACGGAATACCCCGAACATACCAGCGTCGATTTTGGCGAAGGCAGCACCATTGGCGAAGCGTTGCGCCAATTCTTGCGCAACCTGCCGGAAGTATTGCCAAGCGGCCACTATACCAAAGGGACTACTCCTATGGCCGCCGCTGGACTGCCAGCCGATTTTGCCGAAGCGGCTAATCCTGATGCGCTGAGCCATCACGAACGTGCTGTGGCTTTGGCAGCCAAAGAAGGCATCACCTACGAAGAAGCGGCACGTCGTACCGCCGTTTAACCCAAAAGCGACGATGTCGTCGCATTTCAATTTGAAAGGATGAACGATGAGTTCTCATTTGCGCCGCCTTCGCGGTCAGGTCGATCCAGTTTTAACCAATCTGGCAGTCGGTTATAAAAACGCGGAATTTATTGCCGAGAAAATTTTCCCTCAAGTATTCACTGATAAAGAAGGCGTACAGGTGCCGGTGTTCGGCAAAGGCTCTTTTGTCGAATACGACACCAAGCGTGCCGTCGGCGCAGCGTCTAACGTGATTACTTTGGATGCGCCGAACTATCTGCCGATTGTGTTGGAAGAACACGATTTAGCGGCTGGTGTGGATTACCGTGAGCAAGCGGAATCGCTGTTTAACGAGCAAGCCAAAGCTACCCGTCGCGCTACCAAGGGTGTGCAACTGCGTCAAGAAATCGAAACGGCTGCTTTGCTGCAGGCTAAATCTGCTTATCAGAGTGGCCACACTAAAGATTTGGCGGCTACGAAAAAGTGGAGTGCCGATAATTCAGACCCGTTGGCCGATATTGAAAGTGCACGTGAAACCGTCCGTGCAGCTTGCGGTGTGCGCCCCGGCGTATTGGTAGTAGGTGCCAGCGTGTTGTCTCAACTCAAGCGCAATAAGGCTCTCCTCGCTTCTCTGTCCGCCAATGACCGTAAATCTCTGTTGACTGTCGAGCAGTTGAAAAACCTGCTGGAACTGGATGACATCATTGTCGGTCAGGCTGTTTCATCTGTTGCAACCGGCAAACCCACCAAAGATGTTTGGGGTAAATTTGCCAGCCTGATTGTTCGACCTGAATTGGTTTCAGACGGCAATGACGAAGGCGAACCTGCATTCGGCTATACCTTCCGCCGCCGCGGCATGCCGGTGGTCGACCGTTATGAAGAAGTTGGCGGCAAAGTCGAATATGCCCGTTATACCGATATCCGCAAAGCGGCTGTGGTGGGTAGCGCGTGCGGTTTCTTGTTTGAAAACGCAGTAGATTAATTGACAAGGCCGTCTGGAGTGCCTAGACGGCTAGGGAGAAAAAATATGAGCTTAAAGATTACACCTCAAGAAATCGAAAACAAGATTGATAAGGCTGATTATCACCGTGTGGGTGAGACAACTGCAATCGTTTGCTCGTTGACCCTGAAATCAGGTTTTGTCGTGATTGGTAAGGCGGCTTGTTTTAGCCACGATATTTTTGACGAACAGAAGGGCTGTGAATTGGCATACCAAGATGCTATTCGCCATCTGTGGGAATTGGAAGCTTATCGTTTGAAAGAAAATGCAGTTATGCAGAAAGTAGAGGTTTAAATGGCTCAAACCAAACAAGTGGTACTGGTAACTACCATTACCGCAACAGGCGCAATTGTGAAAAACCGCTTTGTTAATTTTAAAGGTGCACAGGCTAAAGCCGGCGAGACCGTTTTGGGTGTCGCTCCATATGATGTTGAAACTGGTGATACTGCTGCAGTCGATGTGGTCGGTATTGCTGTTGTCGAATCAGGTGGCGCAGTGGCTATCGGTGCCGAAGTAGGCGCAGACGCACAAGGCTGTGCAGTATCCGGTGCGGCAAAAATTGCCGGTACGGCTCTGACTGCTGCAACCGCCGCAGGTGAAACTGTTCGTGTATTGTTGAAAGGTTAATCATGGCTAAAGTTTATATCGCAAACACCCCATTAATTTTGGAAAACGCCCAAGGCAACCAATTTCGCGTTGAAGCCGGCGAAGCGGTCGAATTGACGGCGGAACAGTACGAATCGGTCGCGGCACACGTTACCCCGACACTGATAACCGGCGAAGAGCTGGATGCGCAACAAAATGACACCCCGCCGTCCGAAGATACGCCGTCAGATGATGCAGGCACTGCGGGCGAAGTTGAAAAGCCGAAACGCGGTAAAAAACCGGCAGCAGCCGAACAGGCGGAGTAAGCCATGTATATCGGTGCGGATGATTTGACGGCTGCGATGGGCAAAATGGAGTTGGTGCAACTGACCAACGACAATGCGCGCGGGACAGAACCCGACGCTCAGGTTATTGATGCGGCAGTGCGTTATGCCTGCGATTTGGTGGACGGATACCTGCGTGGCAGATATGTGCTGCCTTTGGCAGAAACGCCGACGGTGTTGCAGCCCTTATGCATCAACATTGCCCGCCATTTTTTACATAGCCGCCGAATCAACCGCGCCGACTTTCCTAAACCACTGGAAACCGCCTACAACACGACTATTAAGACACTTGAGTCTATTCGCGACGGCAAAATCCATATCGGCATCGCTACATTGAACAAGCCGTCGCAACCTGAGCCGGGCGCATATCACGTCCGAGTGCGCGACAAAATGGATTTGGGAGGCTACTGATGAGCGCGACACGTCCGATTATTGATGCGGTAGTAGAGCATCTGCAGGCCGCTATCCCGTGGGTCAGCGTTGAGGCTTTCCCCGAGCGTCCGTCCGAATACCAATTTATTCATCCCGTCGGGGCAATCTTGGTCGGCTACGGTGGCAGTAAATTTGGCGATATTGAGCAGCTTGGCCGTATTGCGCAGCAGCGCGATGTCAGGCTGGTGTTGACCGTTTTTGGCAGCAGCCTTAATGCGGATGACGGCACTTTGGCCATCTTGGATGAGACACGTCTTGCTATGGTTGGTTTTGCGCCGCCGAACTGCCAGCCCTGCCACCTTATCAGCGAGGATTTTTTGGCCGAGGATGCGGGCGCATGGCAGTATCAGCTTGTCTTGCAGACTGAAACCCAGCAGGTCGAAGTCTGCCGTCAAACTCAACACCCGCTTTTCATCGCTGCCCACTACCGCCGCTCCGACCAAGACCTCAACCCCGATTTAAAACCTAAAAAATAGGAGTATCCATCATGGCAGCAGCCTACCATCACGGCACGGAGACCATCCGCATCGACGGCGGCTCCAATCCCGTCTATACCGTTGACGGCGCAATTACCGCCATCGTCGGCACTGCGCCGGTCGGCGCGGTCAATGAGCTGACGGTATGTCAAACTAAAAAAGACTTTGGCCAATTCGGCGGCGAGCTGACTGCTCAAGGCTTCACCTTGCCGGATGCCGCACACATTTGGACGCGCTACGGCAGCGGTGTCGCCTATGTTGTCAACGTTTGCGACCCCGCCAAACATAAGACAAGCGTCAGTAACGAGGTATTGACGGTTGATCCTGACACCTTGACGGCCAAAACTGCCAAGCCTGCCCTGCAAAGCGGCTACACACTGACGGACGGCGGCAATACGCTGACCGAAAACACGCACTACACCATCAACACGCTGACGGGTGAGATTACCTACAAAACAAAACCTAACTCGCCCAAAATCAGTTATACCTATACCGACCCGACCAAGGTTTCGGCTGCCGACATCATTGGTGCTTACGTTGCCGCTACAGGCAAACGGACCGGATTAGAGCTGCTGACGGAAGGATTCAACCGCCAAGGCGCGGACGCCAAAATCATTATTGCGCCTGATTTTGATCGCCATGCCAATGTGCGCGCGGCGATGGAGGTCATTGCCGGTAAGCTGAAGGCCATTGCTTATGTGGCGGCTCCGCAAGGTACGAGCCTGAGCAAAGCTCTCGAAGGTCGCGGACCTTTGGGTACGATTAATTTCCAGACATCGTCCGACCGCTGCCAGCTCTTTTATCCACATGTCGTCGGTTTGCTCGGCCTCGAAAATCTTGCCACCCACGCCGCAGGTCTTCGCATGAAAACCGATGTGGAACAGGGCTACTGGTTCAGTATCTCAAACCGCGAGCTCTTGGGCGTAACGGGCGTGGAAATCGGTCTGACCGCCCGTGCGGACGACCCGCAGTCCGAAACCAACCGTCTGAATGAAAAAGGCATTACGACTGTCTTCAATTCCTACGGTACAGGCTATCGTATGTGGGGTAACCGCCTCGCCTGCTTCCCAACGACTTCGCATATCAAAAATTTCGAAGTGGCACAACGCACCGGCGACATTATTGACGAGTCTATCCGTCGTTTAGAGTTGCAGTATGTTGATAAACCGATTGATGCAGACGATCCGAATGCCTTGATTGACAGCCTGCTTGAGAGCGTCCGCACCTATATGTCTACGCTTAAATCTATTGTGGGCTTCTCGGTGGATTTGGACTATGAATACGATTTAGTCGATGCGTTTAGCAAAGGGCAGGTCCCCATCGTTTACGACTACACGCCGAAACTGCCGGCCGAGCGTATTACCAATACCAGCGTGATGACCCGCAAGTATCTTATCAATTTGGTATCGGCTAACTAAGGTCGGCTGAAAAGGAAGAAATATGTCTGCAATCAATGCAATCTACAATGCCAACATCTATATCGACGGCAACAACCTTTTGGGTAATGCATCCGAGTTTAAATTGCCTGAGTTTGAGTTTGGTCAGGACGACTTTACCGGTTTGGGTATGGTCGGCACGATTAAGCTGCCAAACGGCGTCGAAGCCCTGGAAGGCGAAGTTACTTGGAACAGCTTTTATCCTGAAGTGGCTAAGAAGGCATCCAACCCATTCAAGGCCGTGCAACTGATGGTGCGCGGCAACCTGCAAACCTTTAATGCAGCAGGTTTGGCGGAAGAAGTCCCCATCGTAACTACGGTAACGGCGATGTTTTCAAAAAACGCCTTGGGCGGTTACAAGCCTAAGGAAAAGGCGGAATTTAGCTCAACCTACCAGGCGACAGAAGTCCGCCAAGTCGTCGGTGGTCGAGAAGTGCTGTACTACAACGCGATGAAAAACATCTACCGCGTAGACGGTCAGGACGTTTTGAGCCAAATGCGTAAAAACATTGGCGCTTAATCTTTAAATCGGATTAAAAGCCGTTTCAGACGACCTTTGACACAATCACCGTTCCGATACGGTGATTTTTTTTTATTTTTGGAGAACGAAATGAACGAAGCAAAACAGATGCAGGCGGATTTGGGTGTAAATACCGTTGTGAAACTGAAATATCCCGTGCGCTTGGCGACCGGACAAGTTCTGTCGGAGCTGGAGGTTCGTCGCCCGCGCGTCGGCGATTTGCGCGCAGTAATGCACATTGGCAGCGAAGTGGAACAGGGTTTGATGCTTGTGGCACGAGTCACAGGGCTAGTTCCGGAAGATTTAGACGAGCTGGATTTGCAGGACTTGGAGGCTGTACAGGCTACATTTCGCAGCGAAACGGAGCAGGTCTGAATATAAAAGCGGTCAAGAAGCAAACCACGAATTACTGTCGGCGTGTGCCGATTTGGCATGGTGGTTTGGCTGGAGTGTGCAGGATATTTACGCGATGACGCTTGAAGAATTTGAAGATTGGCATAAAGAAGCAGCCCGCCAAATTAAGGCGGGCTTTCGTAAGACTATGTAGGAATTTACGTTTTCAGACGGGTCCGGACTGTCTCAAAACACCCGATTAGGAAACCGATGCCGATTACTACGCCGACTACAGTGGTTGTAACAGGATAGAAATGGTAGGCAAAAATCGAAATAACGCCCCAAACGATAAATCCGCATACATAGCCGAATAGTGAAATCAGATCATTCAGATAATCAAACAATGCTTGCATTTTTACCCTTACCCGCCCATTAAATTATTAGTTACTAGGACTCTAACCTATGTCATCCAATTTGGCAATAGCGATTACTGTCGGAGCAACCGTAGGCGGAGCTTTGGCAGGTCTAAAGAATCTGCGGGCCGCCATAGGAATGCTTAAAAGTGATGCAATTAGTACAGGCAAGAAGCTGTCTGTATTGGGGGCAGGTACGCTTGTTGCAGCGTCCAGCGCGGTCAGCAGCATCAAAGCTGTATCCGGGGCGGTCATGGGGCTGTCAGAAGAAGCAATCAAATTCGAATCTGCTATGGCGAATGTTAAAAAAGTGGTGGATTTCGAATCTCCTGAAGGTTTTAAAAATCTGAAAAAAGACATTTTGGAAATGACTAGAACCATTCCAATGTCAAAAGAAGAGTTGGCGGGAATTGCGGCATCCGGTGGCCAGCTCGGCATTGCCGAGAAAGACCTTAAATCATTTACTACAACAATTGCCAAGATGGGTGTTGCGTTCGATATGTCTGCCGAGCAGGCGGGCGACAGCATGGCGAAGCTGGCCAACATTTATAAGATACCGATTTCCCAAATCGACAAACTGGGTGATGCTGTCAACCAATTGTCGAACAGCAGCCCTGCCAAAGCCGCCGATATTGTCAATACTTTGGGGCGTGTTGGCGGCGTGGCGAAACAGTTCGGCTTGACCGAGCTTCAGACGGCCTCTTTGTCCAACGCCTTTATTGCGCTCGGACGCTCACCTGAAGTGGCGGGTACGTCAATAAACGGCATGCTGACCAAACTGATGACGGCCGACAAGCAGGGGGCAAAGTTTCAAAAAGCTCTGAAAAATATGGGATTAGAATCCAAGTCGCTGAAAAAGGCGATTGCGCAAAACGGCGAGCAGGCTTTGATGGATTTTCTGAAACAGGTAGAAAAACTGCCAAAAGAAAATCAAATGGGCGCACTGGTCGATTTATTCGGCTTGGAGTATGCGGATGACGTCGCTGCTTTGGTCGGCGGCCTGGATACCTATCGGAAATCCATTGAGGAGCTCAAAAAAACGGGCAAAGACGGAAAAGCTTCTTTCATAGGGAGTATGGATAAAGAATTTTCCGCCCGTTCCGGAACAACCGAAAACGGCCTGGCACTGCTCAAAAACAGTTTCAGCGAGCTGATGACAGTTGTCGGAGAGCGGCTGTTGCCCGTTATCAGCAAAGTATCCTCAGCTCTTGCAGGCTTCATACAGGAGTTGACGGATTTTGCCGCCGCCAATCCCGCTTTGGTCGATAGTCTGTTGATATTGGGCGGCATTCTTGCAGGGGTCGTGGTCGGATTTTCAGGACTTACAGCGTTGATAGGCGTCCTGTCTATAAGTTGGATTGTCGCTGCGCGGGCAATGTCGCCACTCTTTACAGCGTTTAAGGTTATGAGGAGCGTAGGATGGTTATTTAGTCGGGTATTGTTACAAATTATCCGATTCCTACCTATGGTTGGAAGTGCGTTTGTAAAACTTGGCATGATGCTGTTGACAACCCCTATCGGGATCGCGCTGACCCTGCTCGGTGTCGCCGCCTATATGCTCTACCGCAACTGGGATGCCGTAGTTGCCGGTGCGAAAGCATTGTGGCAAGGCCTGGGCGTTTTTGTCGGCGGCGTAGTCAATACTATTGTGTCTTTTTTCGGTGCTTGCTGGGAGCGCATCAAAGCTTATTTCGGCGGCGGTATCGGCAATATCTCGGCGCAGATACTCAGGTGGTCGCCGCTTAATCTGTTTTATCAGGTATTCCGCGGCGTTATGTCTTGGTTCGGCGTGCAGTTGCCGTCCAGCTTCACGCAGTTTGGCGCAAATATCATCCAAGGGCTGTGGAACGGCCTTAAATCCAAATTTGAGGCGGTCAAGGCATGGTTTGCCGAGAAGGCGGCATCGCTAAAACAAACATTTGCGGGTGTGATGGGCATCCACTCGCCCAGCCGCGTTTTCCGCCGATTTGGCGGATGGATGATGGACGGTCTGCAAATCGGCTTGGACAGGGGCGCGGCGAGTCCTATTGCCTCGATGGCCGGTGTAGCCGGTCGTCTGAAAAGTGGTTTTGCAAACCATATGGGACAAATGGCGGCGCGGGTATCATCTGGCCGCGCTGCATTTGCGGATGCGCGCAACTCCCAGTCAACGGGTGGGATGACCATCAATTACAACCCAACCATCAATGCGGCGGGCGGTAATCCTCAGCAGATTGAGGCTGCGCTGCAAATCGGCTTGCGCGAATTTGAGGCAATGTTCCGCCGCATGATGGACGACAAAGCACGGAGGGCTTATTGATGTATGCGATGTTGGGCGAGGTACGCTTTGAGCTTTTAAACAGCTTTACATCTTTGGAAACTCAGCATGCCGCCAATTTTGCCAAACATGAGGTTTTGAAAGGCCGTCCGCGCCTGCAGGCCTTGCAAAACGAACTGACGACGCTGCGTTTTTCTCTCAAGTTGCATTGGCGGCTGGGCAATCCCGATACGGCTTATAAGGGTCTGCTGTCGGCTTTGGAAGCGCAGCAGGCGGTGTCTTTGGTTTACGGCAGCGGCCGTTTTGTCGGATGGTTTGTACTTGAGCGGCTGGCGGAGCGCACGTTGATTCAGGACGCGCAAGGCCGGACGGCGGCGCGTGAATTGGATGTGGAGCTGACCCAGTTTGTCGGCGACCCGAATAACCCGCTCCCGACCCCGGCAGTCAAATCTGGCGGGCAAAATCCGCTCCTGTCCTTATTGCCGGAGAGCGTGCAGGCAAAAGCGGGCAAATTGATTTCGGCGGTGGAAAAAGGTGTGAAAATTTACCGAGCAGCCGAAACGGGCATCAGCGATATGCAGCATCTGATACAGGCTGCCAAAAATCTTAAAAACGACCCGTCAGGGGCATTAAACCTGTTGGGGGACGCACTCAATATCGGCGGCAGCACTTTAGGACGGCTCAATGCCTTGCCGGAGGTAACAGCGGTTTTCGGCGACCTGAAAGGCGCGGCTGAATTTGCATTGCAGGCCGGGCAAGCGGCCAACAGGCTGGGCGGTGCCGTTGGGGCATTGCGTGCCGGGTATGAGAGCGGCTCCATCGGCGGCTGGCTGACTGCCGTCGGGGAAGGTGTTGCCGAGGCATCTGATGCGATGGCAAACGGCTCTGCCGCTGCCCAGGCTTTGACCGGCTGGCTGGCGGCAAGAAAGGATAAATGATGAGTGCGGTAATACGCTACACCACTCAAGACGGCGACCGCTGGGATTTGATTGCGCACAAGCATTACGGCAACGCGCTGTTGATTGACGGCCTGATTGCGGCCAATCCTCACTTGCCGTTGGCGGAGGAGTTCGCGGGCGGTCTGACGGTCTTTGTCCCTGTTTTAGAAACGAAACCTAAGAACAACCAAGAGGAGCTGCCGCCGTGGATGCGTTAGGTGCGTTTTTAAAATCAAAAGGCCTTGACGGCGGCGGCAGCACTCATCCGGTTACCATGCCCGATTTTGTCCTGTCTTACGAAGACAAGGATATAACGGCAGATGTCGCGCCTTATCTGATTTCGTTCAGTTATACCGATTACCTTGAGGGGCAGTCGGACGAATTGCAGGTTGAGTTTGAGGATGCAGACGGACGCTGGCTGCGTAATTGGTATCCCGAACAGGGCGATGCTTTGTCTTTGAGCCTGGGCGACCAATTTACCGGGCTGTTGTCTTTTGGCAAATTTGAGATTGCCGAGATTGAGTACAACCATCCGCCGTCGACGGTCAGTCTGAAGGCACTATCGACCGGGATTACCAAGTCTAGCCGCACTTTGCGCGGTAAGGCTTATGAAAACACGACTCTGGCCGCCATTGTCCGTCAGGTGGCAGGCCGTTTGAAGCTGGAGGTAACGGGGGCGGTCAAAAATATCCCCATCAAACGGGTGACGCAGTACCAAGAGCGTGATATTGAGTTTTTGGCACGTTTGGCGCAGGAGTACGGCCACAGCTTTAAAATCGTCGGCAACAAACTGGTCTTTGCCGATAACGCCGAACTAAAACAGCGTCCTGCCGTTGCCGTATTGTTGCCCGAGGACATCATCCGTATCCGCCTGCGCGATTTGATTAAGGGGGTCCCGTCTAAAGTAGATGTCAAAGGCTATGACCCAAAATCCAAACAGACCGTGTCGGCGAGCCGCAGCAGCAAATCAAGACGCGGCAAAGCCAAACACGGCAGTACGGGCGATACATTGCGTATCGTGCCGAATAAGGGTGAGAGCGCGGCGCAATTAAATGCCAGGGCAGATGCCAAATTGGCGGATGCGCAGGACGACCAATGTGCGGGTACCGTTACACTGGTCGGCAATGCGCTGTTGGTGGCGGGTCAAATGGTACGGCTTAAAGGATTTGGCAAGTTCTCGGGTAAATATCTGGTCAAGCAATCAAGACATGATTTCACGCGCCACGGCGGATGGACGACCGTATTGGAGATCAAAATGACGGAGTATGTCGCAGACGAGGATAAAAACAATGCAAACCCATGATTTTACAGCAACGATGCAATTCGGCATTGTCTCGGCGATTGATGCGGCGGCGCACAGTTTGCGGGTCAAAATTCCCGTACTCGATGACATGGAAACCGACTGGCTGCCTATGGCGACACCGGCGGCGGGCGGCAACCGGTTTTACAGCCTCCCCGATGTGGGGGAGCTGGTTGTCTGCCTGCTGGATGCGCGGGGTGAGACCGGCTGCGTTATCGGCGCGATTTACAATGCCGCCGACAAACCGCCGGTATCCGACCAAAACAAATGGGTCAAACGGTTTACCAACGGCACGGTCATCTCGCACGACCGCCGCAGCGGTGAGGTGGTCGTTGAGACGCCGGGCAAAGTCCGAATCAAAGCGGCGAAAAAAGTGGACATCCAATCGCCGGAGACGGAAATCACGGGCGATGCGACAGTAAAAGGGATGTTGACTTATACCGCAGGTTTGACGGCCAGCAATGACGGCGGCGGCGATGCGGCAAATATCAACGGTAGAGTCAACATCACCGGCGACCTCATCGTCAACGGGATCAACATCGGCAAGCACATCCATGACGGCGATTCAGGCGGGCAAACCGGCGGGCCTAAAAATCATTAAACCGCATTAAAAGGCGTTTCAGACGGCCTTCTCTACAATCCCTGTATCTATAAGCGATACAGGGATTTTTTGATGTTTTACGCCGCGCCTATCTCGAAACACTGGCAGCTCGCGCCCGAAGGCTCGGGCGTGGTTCAGGGTGCGGACGACATCGACCAATGTATCCGCAACATCCTGTCCACCCGCAAAGGTGCGGACGTTACCCGTCCTGATTTCGGTTCCGACCATTACAAATGGCTGGACACGCCCGAAGACGTGTTTGTCCCGAATGTCGTCCGCTCGACCATGTTGGCAATACAGACGTGGGAAAAGCGGGTGGTAGTCGAAGACATTATTTTCGGCGGCGCTGCGCCGCATCTGACGATGACGGTTTACTGGCGCGTCGCGGATGAGGTGGCGGGCGAGATTTATAGCACAGACATCAGATTGGAGCAGGCGGCATGGATTTGAGCAAACTCAATCGGGACAAGGTTAAAGCAGTTCCGGATGACCTAGCCGAAATCTTGGCGCAAACCATTACGGATTATGAGTCCCGCAGCGGTAAAACCCTGCAACCCGCCCACATCGAGCGGCTGCTCATCAACACCTATGCCTATCGTGAGACTTTGGTGCGCAAAGCGGTCAATGAGGCCTACCGACAGCAGCACCCGCGTTTTGCAACGGGGCTGATGCTGGATTTGTGCGGCGATGACGTCAACACCCCACGGCTTGATGCCTCCGCCGCCCGATGCACCATCCGTTTTACGTTGGCTGCCACCAAAGCGGAGCCTGTTTTGATTGCACAAGGCACTCAAGTCGCTGCTGGGGCGACCGTGTTTCGGACGGTTGCATCCGGCACGCTCTCGCCGTCAATCCGTACTTTGGATTTGGAGGCTGTCTGCATCCAAACCGGCGTGTCCGGTAATGGTTTTGCCGCTGGGCAGGTTAATACGCTTGTCAATCCGATTGACGGCGTTACAGCCGTCAACACTACTGTGCCGACAGGCGGCGCGGCGGAAGAGTCTGATGAGGCATACCGCCAACGCATCCTGCTTGCACCGGAAAGCTTTAGTGTTGCAGGCCCTGTCGGGGCTTATGAGTATTTTGCCCGCCGTGTCAGCCCTGCTATTTGTGATGTACATGTGGGCAATTTAACGGGGTCGGACGGCCTGCCGATAGGGGGCCAAGTAAGGGTAACGCTATTGACCAAAAACGGGTTGCCGTCTTCGGAGTTGGTGAGCGAGGTGCAAAGGTTTTTGTCCGGCGAGCGCGTCCGTCCGCTTTGTGACACGGTAACCGTAACTGCTCCGGCAGCAATCGACTATACGCTGGACGCAGAGCTGGTTTTGTATACCGGGGTTAATGCTGCCGAGGTTTTGGCAACGGCAAAACAAGCATGGGCGGAGTATGAAGTAACGCGCCGCGAAAAATTGGGCATGGATATTGTGCCTTTGGACATCCAAACGGTTTTAAAAGTCGCCGGCGTTTATAACGTAGTCCTTAAAAAACCGACCCTAACCGTTGTCAAGCCCGACCAATGGGCAAGATGTACGTCCGTCAATATCCGGGCGTCGTCTGAAACGGCGGAGGGGTAGCAATGGCAACACTGAGTTATGCCTCCGTTATCGAGCGCGATCAACGTTATCGGATGCTGGCCGATTTGGGCTTGAGGATGAGCGACATTGACGCGGTCAAGCTGATGCCGCGTTTGACTGAGCTGGTCGTGCCTGAGCACTTGGAGCTGTTGGCCGAGAGCCGCAGCATTTTGGGCGAGGACGGCTATTGGCTTGCCGAGAGCGACGAAACCCGCCGCAAACTCATCAAAGGGGCCTACCAGCTCCACAGGTACAAAGGCACACCCTGGGCAATCCGCGAGATTGTGCGCCGACTCGGGTTCGGTGAAGTGGAAATTATCGAAGGGCTTAGTAATAAAAAGCATAACGGCGAAATCCACCGTGACGGTAGTTATACACACGGTCATACAGACCGGTGGGCACACTACCGCATCATTATGACCAATACCATCACCAACGATCAGGCAGCCTTGCTGAGGCGCACATTGCGGGCGTTTGCACCTGCCCGATGTGTTTTGGCGGCATTGGATTACCAACACGTCTCCTTGAGGCACAACGGACAAGCATTAAGGGACGGCACGTTTAATCGAGGGACAGCATAGATGGCAAATTTAAGCGAGATGAGCCGCTGGGAGGCGGGCATTTACCAATGGGAGACCTCCGACCCTGTGCAGGGCGGCCCTAACGGTATCGACAACCGCCCGACACGGGAGCTGGCAAACCGTACACGCTGGCTTTATGACGAGCTGGGCAGGGTAAAAGTCCGCATGGACGACCCCAATTTTTACAAAAGCATCACCGTATCCGACAGCAAGGCATTGTTTGACGCGAATAATTATCTGCAACTCGGTGCGGATGCCGCAGGCGGCTACATCCGCAATAAAAAGACAAACAAGGGCATCCAGCTAAAAAATGATGGCACGCTCCAGTACGACGGCGCGGACGTCATTACAACCCGTAAAGTAAGCCACAACCCCGATGACTACACGGTTGCAACCGTCCCGTCATCGTTTGCGCTCAATAAGGCGTTTGACAACTCAATCAAGCGCGGAGGCGCAATCGGGCTGGGCGGCGCGGCGCATCAGATTGCTATTGGCTGGGATAAGCGCGGCCTAATTGCAAAAGTTGACTCGGATATTCTCAATGTTGGCGTGCCGACAGGTTTTATTTTGTACACATCTGCGAATGTCGTGCCGTTTGGGTGGCTTAAGGCAAATGGAGCGGCAGTCTCGCGTACTGATTTTGCTCAATTATTTGCTGCGATTGGTACAAGCTACGGTGCTGGCGACGGACGAACAACTTTTAACCTGCCCGATTTACGCGCCGAATTTATTCGGGGCTGGGATGACGGCAAAGGTGTTGATTTAGGTCGCACGTTAGGCAGTTTGCAGGACGACCAACTGCGTAGTCACAGCCATATTTATCGCCGCGGACACATTGCCAATACGGTTGACTGGGAAAGACTTGAGGCGTCTGGAGACCGTAATGCAACCCTCTATGATGGCGACGGCAGATTTGATGATGGCGGAGACAGAGTGACTACCGCTATGGATGGCGGCGTGGAAACCCGCCCACGCAATATCAGCCTGTCCGCTCTTATCAAAATATAAGGAAACTAAAAATGAGTAATATCCAATGGAGTAAATCTGTGTGTCAGTTGGATGGCGACAATTTATATGTCGGCCAAGCCACTGCCGACCTCAACATCTATGCCCGCGACGGCAGCTATATCATCCCGGGCGGCTGCATTGATACCGCTCCGCCCGAAATCCCTGCCAATAATGTCGCCCGCTGGACGGGTAATAAGTGGGAGTTCGTCGAAGACCACCGCGGCAAGGTTGCGTACAAGAAAGACGACGGCGAGGAGATGGTAGTCCTCAAAGTCGGCGCGCTGCCGGACACCCTAACCCTGCTGCCACCACCGTCGCCATACTGCGACTGGGATGGCGATAAATGGGTTGAGAACCCGGCCAAAAAAGCGGAGGCGGAGCAACGCTATCTCAATCTTGTCAAGACGATGGCTCTTAACGACATCGCCAAAGCGGCTCAAGGAATCGTTGCCGAAAAGTCAGGTATGGACAAGCTGCCCGCCTTTGAGGTGGGTACTTGGCCGCTGCAAGCTGCTGAGGCTCACGCATGGCAGGTGGATAACAATGCCCAAACGCCGCTACTCGACCAAATTGCCGCGTCGCGCGGCATGGACCCTGCCGAGCTCAAGGCTGCCGCCCTGCGCAAAACCCTCGCATATGAGGCATTGTGTGCAACCGTTGCAGGGCAACGGCAGGCGATGGAAAAGCAAATCGAAATGGCCGAGACCGTCGAAGCGGTCCGTGCGGTAAGTCCTAGATTTAAGGTCGCCTGAACATGAAAGCATATTTTAAAAATATCGCCATCGCCGCCGACCAGCTCGCCAACGCCATGATTGCAGGCAGTCCGGATGAAACCGTCAGCAGCCGTGTCTATCGAGGTGCAGTGTTGGCGGCACAGCCGACCCGCGTTGCCCGCATGGCGTATCGCGTAATAAATGCACTGTTTTTTTGGCAGGACAACCATTGCCGTGCGGCCTACCTGCGAGAAAAGCAGCGGGCGCACTTACCGGATGAGCTGCAATGACTACCCGCGCTGATTTTGCCGTCAAACAAGGTACCACCGTGCCGCTGACCTTTGCCGTACTTGACGGCAAGGGCAAGCCGCATCCATCGCTCAAACATCTGGACGGCGCGGTTTTGACCATTGTCCCGACAGCCGCAGAGGCGTTTGCCTTGCCCCTCTCCGTCAAGCCGGGCGGAATCGGTACGGTTTTAACGGCAGAGCAGACACGGGGCTGGAGATGGCGGTGGGCGCGGTACAGCGTGCGCGTTACCGTCAAAGGCGTCGCCGCCTTGATTTACGAGGGAAATCTGACCCTTGAGAGAGAGTTGGGAGCTTAGTATGGCAGAGATAAAAGGCGGTATTACCGTCAGCGGCGGCAGCGTTGACAGTATGCCGGTCATCCTCGACGGGCGTACAAGCCTGTACACCGAGGCAATCGAAAGAGGCTTGATAGAGCCTGATACGACTTATGAGCAATTTTTAGAGCGTTTGGCAGTCAAGCCGGGCGAGCTGAGCAAAGTTGTGAAGGCCGCCGTTGCCGAAAATTTGGAAAAAACCGTCAATACAGCTGTAGCGACGGCAATCGGGAATCTGGGCTTGGGACAAACATACCAGACGGCGCCAAATCCCGCCGACTTATCAGACGAAGCCTTAAACGAAATCCATCAAATACTTGGAGTCAACCCATGACACAAAGCAATTTAGACCGCGCCGCCATTGCCATCGCACAAAGAGTGGAAAGCGCCATCAATCGGGCGGCAAATCCCACTCCCGTCCCAGATACAATCAAGACCGAAGTCGTCAAAGCGTTGGAAGAGGCAGGCTTTGAGCAGAAAATGGGTAATTTACAAACCATACTTTTGGCAATGCAGGCAACGCTTGAGCAAATTAAAGCAGACAAAGGTACGGGTGGCGCAACTCGGCCTGTTACGCCTGCACCCGCTGCACCGCCCGCACAGCCTGAACCGCCACAACCCACAGAACCTCCTGCACCGGTGAAGCCGTTGGTGCGTAGTCTTAATTTCTTCGGGGATTCGACCAATGCGAGACTGGGCGACCAAGCTATTAATCTCGCTAAAGCGGATAATTTGCCAGTTATCAACAATGCCGCAGGCGGCAGCTTGGCATCCTATGCGCTTATGTCGATGAACGGGAGCCCTGTTGAAATTAAATTCAGCGTTGACACGATTCCTGCGAAGGACCGGAATGTTTTCATCGATGCCGAACTGGTTTATGGTGAGGGTGTGACACCATTTAGTTTGCATTCGACCATTGTAATCATTGGAGACAACATCGAAGCATCTGTCGTGGGACAAACTGCAAATGTCAAAGTCTACCCACGTGACGAACAGGCTCACAGCATTGTTGTTGGACAGCAATACCCAGTCAAGCTAAAAAACAATGGTGGTACTGATGGCATCTGCGTCCTTGCCACTGGCAAAAACGATGTTAACGGCGCTAACTGGAGCAATTGGCAGGCAGCGTTAGAGCGTGTTAAAGGGTACATTCAAAAATGTATCGCCCTTGTACAGCCAAAAGATACACCTCGATATATTATCTTGCCTATTTGGGCTGATAACAAACCGGGCTGGTCTAAAGAAGAACATCCTTACCGCCATCAGCTTAAAGATGAGCTAAACAAGTGGATACGCACAACATACGGCGCAAACGTATATGACATTGAAGCTTATATGCTGTCAGAGCAGATTTGGACGGATACTGGAATCACGCCAAATGAAGCTGACAAACAGGCTCAAAAAGACGGTATCATGCCATTATCTCTGTCGTATGACGGCGGTGCACATTTCTTGCCTGCAGTAGAAACTATCATTGCCGGTAAGATTATCGCAAAAGCTAAAGAGCTGAAATATCTGTAAATTATTAAAATTTAAAGGTCGTCTGAAAAACAGACGACCTTTAATAAGGAGATTGAAAAAATAAAGTGGGACGGCGACGTAGCGGTGCAGGAACACCGCTACGCCAGCCAAGCAGAGCAACCCTGCATTGACTTCTAGGCCGCCTTAGTCTCTAGAGACCGGGGCATTCTATCCGTGATATGGGAGTAAGTGCAAATGCAAATCTACCGCGAAATGCGCTGCAAATACTGCGGCAAACTGCTTGCCAAAGGCAGCGGATACGTGCAAATCAAATGCGCACGTTGTAAAAACATCAATTCATTCAGTAACTAAAAAATCAGCAGAGTGCCGTTGAGCATCATATTCAATCTGATTCCGAGCGTCCCGAATGCCGCAAATTAGGAGTATATATATGATGCAAAAAACACAACAAACTCTACCGATTATCCCTTGGATGGGCGGCAAACGACGACTGGCAAAACACCTGTTGCCCATGTTCCCCGAGCATTCGTGTTATGTTGAGCTGTTTTCCGGCGGCGCGGCGTTGTTCTTTATGCGACCAACGCCTGCTAAAGTGGAGGTACTCAACGACATAAACGGACAGCTCATCAACCTGTACCGTGTGGTGCAGCACCACTTTGACGAGTTCGTCCGCCAGTTCGAGTGGACACTGACCAGCCGCGAAGTCTTTGCCCGCCTGCAAAGTACGCCGCCTGATTGCATGACCGATATTCAACGAGCTGCCCGGTTCTTTTATTTGCAGCACAACGCCTTCGGTGGCAAGACCGTCCATCAACATTTTGGCACGGCTACCACGTCAAAAGCGTGGGATGCGTCGCAGATTAGAGCAAAACTGACAGCAGCCCAAGCCCGGCTGAGAGGTGTGTTCGTCGAAAACGAGACGTGGGATCGATGCTTCAAGCGGTATGACCGAGAGCATACCTTCTTCTACGCAGACCCGCCGTACTGGCAAACCGCAGGGTACGCCCACGCATTCGATTGGCCGCAGTATGAGCTACTGGCCAAAGCAATGGCGGAGAGCAAGGGCAAATTCATGCTGTCCATCAATGACCATCCTGATATAAGGGAGTTGTTCAAAGACTTCCGCATCACCCCGCTTGAGCTTGCCTATACGGTTGGCAGAGACAAAACCGGTAAAACAAGCGGCGAATTGGTTATATGTAATTGGTAAAATAAAAAGCGACGTCACCGTCGCTTTTTTAAAAAGTGAAAAAGAGTTGCAAATAGTGCAATAAAAAACTGAGCAGATTATCTCAAAAATCGCTGCGTTTTTTCGCGGGCGGCTTCAGCCGTACTTCACTACCTGCACATACGCAGCCAACAGCGTACCGCAATCATTACGGCATTTCCCGAACCCACCTGCGACGATGGATACGCGCCTATCAAGAAGGCGGCATCGGCGCACTCGAACATCCCCAATCCAAAACCATGACCGACCACCGCAAAAACCCCTTCATCGCCGACAAACCCGACCACGAAAAAACACAGGCAGAGCTTATCGAAGAGTTGTGCTATATGCGCGCAGAGGTCGCCTACCTAAAGGAGTTAAAAGCCCTCAGCCAAAAGCAGACCGCAAAGGACAAAGCCAAACCGTCCAAACACTGAGGGCGCAACACCCACTCAAATACCTGCTGCACATCGCACACCTGCCCAAAAGCAGCTTTTACTACCACCACCAAGACCGGCCCGACCCCGACGCAGCCGACAAAGCCCTTATCGCCGAAATCTACGAACGGCATAAAGGACGCTACGGGCAAAGGCGCATTGCCGCAGCATTGGATTGGAACCGCAAAAAAGTGGCGCGGCTGATGAAGCAGATGGAACTGAAAGCCCTCATACGGGCGAAAAAAGCCTACCGCCATCCCGCCATGGGCGAGATATCGGAACACCTCCTCAAACGCCGGTTCAAAGCCCGAAAGCCCAACGAAAAATGGCTGACCGACGTTACCGAACTCAAAGGGAAGGACGGCAAACTGTACCTCTCGCCGATATTGGACCTGTTCAACCGGGAAATCGTCGCCTACGCCATGAGCCGCAGAGCCGACAGCGAAATGGTGAAGGAAATGCTCGAAAAAGCCGCACCCCGTCTGACTGATAAAGGAACGATGCTTCATTCGGACCAAGGTGTGCTGTACCGTACGGCGGGGTATAGGGAATTACTTGCGGAGCATTCCATGGTTCAAAGCATGTCGCGTAAGGCGAACTGTTGGGACAATGCGCCGATGGAAAGCTTCTTTGCGGTGTTGAAGACGGAGTGTTTCTATAACGCAGGTGAATTGACGGTAGATGAATTGATGAAGCAGATAGATGACTATATGGATTACTACAACCGGGAGCGTTGCAGTTTGAAATTGAAAAAGCTGAGTCCTGTCGCATACAGAACCCAGCTTGCACAGAGCGCCTGA